CGATGATTACGTTGCCAGTGCCGACAGTCAAGTTCGTACCGTCAAATGTGAGGTTGGCTTCCGCATCAAGCTCCGTGGTGGTGGAACCGATGGTGACGAGTTCGTTGGCCGTGGCGTTATTTATAGCAGTAACGGAACCGCCAGAGGCAGCGATGGATATAGTCCCGTCACCGTTGGTTATCGTGACGTTAGTGCCTGCCGTAATGGTTGCCCCCACTGGGCCACTGCTGCCACCGATGACCAGTTCGCCACTGGTGGTCAGGTCAACGGCACCTACGGTATCCGTACCTGAGTCCTGGCTGATAAGCACGGCTTTATCGGTGAGCGAACTTGCCCCGGTGCCGCCACTTGCCACCGTTAACGTACCTGTGCTGGACGAGAATGCTGCAAGGGCGACAGGGTCAGTGGTGCCGTCACCCACCACAATCTCACCATCTGCCAAGACCGCCATCGCCACCATTGTTCCGGTGCCGTTGCCAAGCAGAACGCCGCCATCGGTTAGGGTGGTTGCGCCTGTGCCGCCGTTGGCTACTGGCAGAGTGCCAGACACACCCGTAGCCAAGGCTATCTGCGCCCACTTCGGGTTATCGTTGGTGCCTGTGTTGGTCAGGGCATGGGTGCTGGTGCCGCTCTTCGCCAGCCTACTGATCACGGTTGTGCTGGTGGCATAGAGGATGTCACCAGCAGCTTGACTGTCAAAGATATGACCTGTCCCATCCGAGGATATATACTCGCCCTGGGTTAGAGAGGTGCCTGGGTCTTTGTGCTTGAACTCGTCAGCCATCGTGACCTCCTATGCGCTGTCGTAGCCACGCTCCAGGGCTTTGTGGAGTCTGTGCCGGTTCTCTGCCTCCTCTATCTTCTTCATGAAGGGATAGCAGTCCTTGTTGCAGGAGGGTTTGCCACAGGTGGCGGCGTTGCAGAGAAAGCAGTACCCCCGCTTAGTACCTGATCCCAGATGTACATGGACCAGGTACTGGCAGTGGCAGCAGTTAAAGGTGCTGGATTCTACCAGCGGGGTATAAGGGTCTGTGATGAGGGCATAACCCTCCTTGGACCCAGAGTGTATGCTACTCAACCCAATGGAACCCTATCATGTAGTCCGTGGTAGCGGAGGCGTGGTCGGACTTGCCGCCGAAGCCATCGGTGGTGGTAGCCGGTGCCACGAATTCCCCTCCTGGGGGAGCTACCCACCTGTAGGTGGCACGGTGGTTGAGGGGGACACGAAGTAGGTCCCCATCCGCTACTACAGCCAGACCACTGGTGGTGGACGTATTGACGTAAGTGGGTTCGCTGGTCAGGTTGGAATGGAACACGGAGCGGGCAGCTTGGTCGGCTGCATCCGCTACATTGGTCGAGGTTATCGCCCCGCCGCTGGACCCTGGGGCCGTAAGCTGACCTATCAGGTAGATGCTGGTCAGGTCGGCGGGGGTGCCCACGTTGCCCATGTTGATCTCGTAGAGCCAGATGCGGTGGGCCGTACTGGCATTGACGGTCAGAGACGCAGCCGAGTCTGACGTGGATGTCAGCGTATTGAACCCATCCTGATGGAATCTTGAACCAGCCATCGAAGGCCTCCTAGTAGCCCGCTCCTTCCTCTACACCCCAGACCATGCCCGAGATGGTGGAAGAGCCGGTCACGTCTATCTGTAGGTCATCATTGCTTGCCAGCAGGATACCGTCCCCCAGGTCGGGAGAGGTATGGATACCGGCTGTGGCCAGGAGTGGGGTCTGGGCCAGCACCGTGGTGTCAGCCGAGGCCGCTACGAACTCGACGGCTGCATTGGCCGACGAGGATACACACCAGCCAAGGAGGCGCACACGCCTGTCGTTGGTAGGCACCCAGACGTTCTCCGGTGTGCCTGCCGTGATGCCATTGGCGTCTATCATCTTGAAGACGTTGGCCTGTATCTTATCCTTGCGGTTCTGCCCTGGCATCAGAAAGGCTCCGTTTTGGTGTAGGCCAGGTCTTGACGCCCACCGCCACGGTAGTAGACGAGTACGCAGGTCACGTCCGAAGCGTCATCGGAGATGAGCTGCATCGTCTTCTGCTGGGCATGGGGTATGCGACCTGGATGCCCCAGGGTTACACGCTGACCCAGCGAGGATGTGGGCGTTACAGAGGGGGCCATGTGTAGTGCGTCGCCCGATGGGCATATCACCACGATGTCCCCTGTGTTCTGGGGTATGGTGGCCCCAGCGTCCGAAAGTGTCTCAGCCGAGGAACCCAAGGCCAGGGACTCGGCGTGGATTATGTCGTCTTTCTTGGGAAGTACCTCTGCCATGGTTACTCCTTGATCTCCCACCGCTCGGTGCCGTAGCCGTCAGCCTTGAACTCTCTGAGCTGGCCGTCTATGTTCTTCCTGAATTCGTCAGGGTCTATGTGCGGTGGGGTGGTCAGGATGGGTATGTTATGTTCCTTGAGCCAGTCGGCAACGCTGCCAGGGTGGCTGTCGTCCGGCCAGTCCAGACGGTTGAAGACCGAACGCACCATCTTGGCCACAGAGCGAGGGTCATCCCCGGATCGAGCTACTACTAGAGCAGCCACCAGGGTCTCGTCCATCTCGGTGGATGGAGCCTCGGGGGAGACTTGATTCTCCTCCCAGGACTTGTGGACCTTGCTGGTGCGGTGCATGGCCATGGCCCTGGTAGTGCTTACTTCCTTGCCACAGCCGCATACCAGTTGTTCAACGGTTGTCATAGGCCTCCTTGGTCACCACTGCCGAGTACAGCCACCTGAGCCACCACGGGGGCTTCTGTAGCCTGCCCCTGTCATGGCTCACTATGGCCATCGTGTTGTTCGTTAGGAAGCTGGAGGACCGGCCTTCCCAAGGTGCCTTGGGGGGACCTACCTCCTCCAGGTATCCTCCACGGAAGTACGCATGGTCTATGCGTCGGCGCAGTTCGAGCCACCCCTCGGGGGTGTAGTCCTTCCCCGCCATGTGCAGGGTAGAGCCGTCCATCTTGATAGGATCATCACCTACCAGGACGTGCTTGAAGGTCTGCGTCCGAAACTGGGACGGGATCAGCTCAGGGTCCTTTACGAGCTTTACCCCGGCGTACTTCAACTTTACCAACTAGACACACCTGATGACCACGGAGCAGGCCAGCATGACGGGGTCATCCCCAGCGCCGCCCTCTGCCGCCTTGTCCACGTCCACGCCGATGATGTTGCCGGGGGCCAGTAGGCCGGAGGCGTCAAAGGCAGCGGATACGTCGGCACGGTTGATGTCACTGGCCGCTACCGTGAGGGCAGCAGCCGATATGCCATCAGTGGTGGCCGAGGTGGTCTCGTCGTCCACGCCGCCGGACACGTCGATGGTGTAGGTGTCCGAGGTATCCAGGGCAGTGCCTTTGCCGCACCACCACAGGTACTGGATGACGTTCTCTACCATGTTCTGGGGCACCATGAAAGTGTAGCCAGCAGCTTCGCTCGCCGCCGCAAGCAGTACGCCTGTGAAGTCGTTGGTCTGCGAGAAGGCTGCGGTGCCGTCAGTGATGGGTGTGAGGTTGATGGTCTCTTCGTGCAGAGGCTTGATGTCCACTGCCACCCGCTCGGTATCGAGGGCAAAGCCGACGATCTGCATCAGGTTCTCCGCTCCGGTGGGGCGGGTAGCTGTTAAGTCACCAGCGGTGGTGGACAGGTACATGGATGCGCCCTGGGTGTAGGGGGCGTCGGTGTCCCTGATTATGCCTCTGCGGCAGAGGACGCCAACGTCACCCGAGTCGAAGCTGTTGACCACCATGGCCTCGGCAAACTTGGTGTTGTCGTCAGCATCGGCCAGCTCCCAGTCAGTGCCGTCGAAGTAAAGTATATCTCCGGCTGTGACATCGGTGCTGCCGATGGTGGCAGTGAATTTGTCTTGGGCTTGTTCCACATGAGGATCAGCCATCGGATTCTCCTATCATCGAATTACGGAACTATGCTCAACAGGAGGGATGTCCGTTTATGCTGCCGAGTCTATTCCAGCGAGGGCGGCGCAGGACTTGGCCGAGTACACCACGGCGTTCAGATAGACCGCCATACGGTAGACATCCTCGTTCTTGTCGAACTTGGTGCCCAGCCGCTGCACGTCGGGTTCAAGTACCGCTCCGTTGTGGATTACCGTCCAGCCCTGCTTCTCCTCGCCCGTCTTGATAGCGTAGATACTCGTAGCGGAGGAGGAGGCCCAGGAACCGGAGTTCTCATAGGTCTCGCTGTTGGTTATGTAGTCGTTGATCACCACCGGGATGTTGTTGTAAAGGATGTACTGGTGCCCAAACATCTCGGCCTGATTGAGTACCACGCCGCTACCCGTGGCACGGGCCAGGGCGCTGATCTTACGGCGCATGGTCTTGTTCATCATAAGGAAGTCGGGCTTGCCCTGCTCCACCATGTCGATCAGGGAGTCCAGGCGGTCAAGGGTAAGCTCGGTCTCGTCGCCGGTGATGGTGGAGGGGGTCGAGCCGTCGTCCATCATAAGCAGGCGGGAGTCGCTGATAAGCAAGGATGTGAGGCCCTCCGGCTCGGTGGATACGGAGCCAGAGTTGCCGGTGACAAGCAGGTCCTCCAGTTTCCTGGAAATGGACTTGGCCATCTTGGTGATCAGCATGGCTTCCTGGGACTGTATGTTGTCTGCCGTCTGTATGGCAAACCTGTCGAGAGGGTGCTGGATGCCTACCGTGGTCAGGGACACCGTCTTCTTGGTGTACGTCGGCTCGGTGTCGGACCAGGTGTCACCCACCTGGTGGGTGGATGCGGCTCCCAGGGTACTCTCACGGTTGTAGACCAGGGAATTGCCGGAGAAGGAACGGAACTGTAAGAAGGGGGCCAGTTCGGATGCCGTGATGATGTTGTCGAAGACACCAGCAATGACATCGTCGTTGGCCAACTTCTGATACTCAGACAGAGTTGGCATATCGGTCTCCTAGAGTCTGTTTTGTCTACTCCTCAGACCCCTCTCTATGAGGGCGGCACCGTGGAGTTCCTCCCTGCCGCCAGCGATGGCAGAACCTGTGTCAAGGTCGTTGATACCGTGCTGCTCGAGGGCCTTCCTAGCCGCTGATTTGGCCTCATCTCGTAAGGCCTTCTTCTCGACTTCGGCGTTGGACCTCTCCTGCTGGTTGACCATGCGCTGGGCTTCTATCTGGGCGTCATACACCCCATCATAGTTGCCCTGCTGTGCCTGTTGCCAAGCAGTCTGCCACTGGGCCTGAATCTTGGTGGCGTCCTCCTCGCTTATGAGAAGGTTGCCTTCTTCATCCTGTACAGTGGATAGGAGACGGGCCTGCTCCCGCTCGTACCTGGCGTTCCAGTTACGGTCTGCCTGGCTGCGGGCTGTTTCCTGGTTTATCTGGCTGATCTGCTCCTGGAAGTCTTCACCACTGCCACCAGTGTTGTAATGCTCCATGGTGGCGGTGAGTACCTTCCGTATGGCGGACATCTCATCCTTGAAACCAGCTAGTTCTGCGTCCCTATCCGATTCTCTCCGGCGCTGTCCGTCCCTGGACTTCTGGTCATTCTGTAACTTATCAACCAGAGCCTCCAGCTCCTCGGTCCTCGCCTTGTAATCGGGTTCTTTCTGGGGTTCTTCCTGGGGGGCCTCCCCAGACGGTTCCTGTTCGGTGGTCTCTACTTGTTCTTGCATGATGCTCCTTTATGGGAGGGATCATAGCTCGATGGTATACACAAGAGGGTTCAAAAGTCTACGGGGTGGTGCCGGATAGCTGAATCTGTAGCTCGTTCAACCCCGCTATGGTCTTCGGGTGCGTGTTGTATTCCTGACGTACCAAAGCCCTGCTGATGGCCTCCCCCCTGGTGGGGTGTATCAGGAGTATATTTCGGAGACGGCCTACCATATCCTCAAATCTATTTATGAACTTACCGTACCTCATAAGGATACCCTCTCGTTCTGTAGGGTCACCATCTATGTAACTAAGCCATACCGCTCTGGCACTTACACCACCTGGTAGGGTGAGGCCTTCCGGTATCAATTGGATGATGTCTTTACGGATGGCCCACCAGGGTCTCAGGGTCTCCCTATCCTCACGAAGCTGGGTCTCCCGGAAATGTTCATTCTTCCGGTTCAGCCGCAGAACTTCCTCTATAACGTCATCCCCATGCTGCTTCCTGAGATTGGCCATAAGCTCGTCTCGCAGCTCCATGTTGTATTCGCCTGTGTACGGGTTGTCCAGTCGGGACTTCTCGCTTTCCATAGTCTCATAGTAGTCACGGGTGGCTACATCCACCGGCCCTGTACGAGGCTCAAGCTCGTCGTAGAACTCCTGGGCCTCCTTGTGCCTCTCGTTGTTCTTTACAGTGTCAGTGGCTTGACCCATGATGGAGTATATCTCTGGTAGCCTCGTACGGAAGGCTTTACCTGGTCCCAGTTTGATGGCTGCGCCTGCTATCAGTATCCTGGCATCGTCCACCGCCACCTGCATATCGTCCTGGTAGAGCTGTATCTTCGACTTCTTCTCCCTCTGCGTCAGAGCTACCGCTCTCATAGACTCGACTACGGTGGGTTCAGCATCTACTATCATCCTCTCGCCACGGTCTAGCCCCACTGGGTGATCGGCATTGTACTTCCTGCCGGGATAGAGCTTCTCGGTAACCTCGTCTCGGGCTTTATTCCGCTTCTCGAACACGGTCTCAGCAGAGGTTCGGGCGCCGAGTGCGCTTGCTGCTATGGTAAAGGGCTTCTCTCCTTCTA